CGCCTGATGGTGAAATGGGCCAACGGCGGCACCAAGTATGACGTGACCCTGAAGAAGGATGCCGACACCACCTGCGCCACCCTTACCGGCATTGCCAGCACCACCGTGTGCTACGAGCTGGTGTGGACCGGTACCGCATGGCAACTGCTTCAATAGTTAAAAGTTGAGAGTTAAAAGTTAAAAGTTCAACTATGGCTATACCGAGGGGCATACGCAACAACAACCCGCTGAATATCCGGCGCAATGGGGACCGCTTCCAAGGCGAGGTGGTCCCCGGAAGCGACCGGGAGTTCAAGCAGTTTGTGAGTATGGCCTACGGCTACCGCGCCGCGTTTGTGGTCCTCGGCACCTACCTCGCCAACGGTCGCAACACGGTGGAGAAGATCATCAGGGCGTGGGCGCCCCCCACAGAGAACGACACGGAGGCCTATATCGCCGACGTGGAGAAACGCAGTGGCGTGGGGAGACATAAGGCGCTCACCGCCGACTCGGGCGGCGACTACCGCAAGATAGTGGCCGCCATGAGCCACTGCGAAAACGGCATCCCCGCCGTAATGGCCGACGTGGAGGCGGGATTCCGGATGCAGTTGAAAATCAGAAACTAAACCATGGAGATATTCGCTATTGTATCGGCAATTTTGAACCTCCTGCTTACGGGCAGCAACATCGTGACTTTGGTCACGTTGCGTATCCAGCGTGCCAAGGCACAGGAGGAGGTCAAGAGCCTCGCCCTCGACAACGACAAGAAGGTGAGCGATATGGTGAACGAGTATTTCGTGGAACCCTTGAAGAAAGAAATCACTTCGCTGCGCCGCCAGGTGTCGCGCCTGACTCGGGCCATTGAGAAGATACAGTCGTGTCCCCACTCGGCCGACTGTCCAGTGAAGGACGAACTGGAGGATACGGAAAATTCGCAATCATAACGTAGGGCTGCCATAATATGACAGCCCTACAAACCACAAAAAAACAAAACGAATCACAATGAAAACCTGGATAAAGATACTGATTGTGGCTGTGCTGGCATCCGCTGTGTGCGTGATGAGCGTGCTGTATGCCGAAAGCCACAAGCATGTGAAGACCCTGAAGGCACAGGTGACGGAACAGAGCACCATTATCGACAGCCTGTTGGCAAGGCGGATGACAGTGTTCGATGTGCAGCTGCATGTGACCGACAAGAGCCGGAATGTGATTTACGGCCGCTACAACAAGGGGACCATCACAATGCCTCAGGAGCGCAAGTACATCCTTGAGGTGGACAGCATATCAGTTAAAAGTGGAGAGTGAAAAGTTAAAAGTTGTAGAGGCGTGCTGTAGCGCGTCTCGAGGCTAAAATATATAACCATAACCAAAAAAACAGAAATATTATGCCAGAAGAAAATCAGACAACAGAAAACAGAACAGGGAAGTGCCCTGTCGCTATCCGGGAAGGAAAATGGGTGACTGACGACGGCTTGAGCTTCAACACGGCCACCAAGGCGTGGACCCATGCCGGCCTCATCCCCAAAGCCGTAGCCGACATCATCGAAGAACACAACCAGGACGTCTCGGTAGTAGATCCGGAAGTCACCGATGGAATCCTTTAAAAACCTTAAAAAAGAACATACTATGGGAAAAATGAACGACATCAGGTTTACCAAAACCAACGGCGGCATGGGCAGAAAGACCGCCAACGAAGATCCTGTCAGCGCCCTGCTGATGGCCTTGCCCGAGCTGGACATCCAAAGCCTTTTAGAAGAAGAGCTTCAGGCCATATCAGCCGAGATAGGAACTACCATTGCTGGCGTGGGTGAAGGCACTCCGTCAACCGAAACAGACGACAACACTCCATTGTCTCTTCCGGATGAATATAATTCTTTGAGCGATTATGCCGAACGGCTCGTTTTTATGAGCAACGAAAACGGCCATCCTTTCGACGGGATAACGGAATATGGCGGAGCGGAGCTGGATGCTCCGCTGTATATGGCCAAGCTCCGCTACCCCGAGGATTTGGCATCTCTCGGAATCGGCGCTTTTGTGGAGAAGGATCTTTCAACCTTGGATGAGGGAGTTGTTTCACCCTATGCATATAGAATCCAGTCCGCTGTCAACGCAGTGGTGTATCATGTGAAGGAGTTCTTCCGTATGAACCCCGAGGGCACGCTGTACCTTGGCATCACGACCGGGGCGCAGGTGCTTCCTGAGCACATAGAAATTGTCCAGAATTATACAGGCGGCACGATACGTCAAGCGGGTGTTCTCACCGGAGCTGGCGATGGCGACTACCTTGGAGATTATCAGGAAATTTGTGCCAAGTTAGAGCGGGAGCACATGCCGTTGAGCCTCATCGTGACCACGAGCGGGTGCGAGGTGAGGGTGACCGGCTATGAGGAGTCAGGATCTTCAGAAGTTCATGGAGACCTCGCCGCCGTATTGGAGGGATCTGAGAGTGAACCTGGCTCCAGTTTAGGAGGAACGACGCCGGCCACGGATACGGCCACGGAAACCGAGGAGCCGCACGAACTCTATATTACAGTGACAAGGGATATTGAGCTGTCAGCCCTTACCGGTGCAAGTGCTGCCGTTGCCGGACGCTGCAACGTGTCGTTCCTTGTAGGCTGTGAACTTGACGGCCTTCGTGTGCAGAAGCTGGGCACCTACGGCTACTATGGCTGTATCGGCACGTGCCTCGGTGCGGTGAGCAAGGCGGCGGTGCATGAGAGCATCGCATGGGTGCAGAAGTTCCCGTTAGGACTGAAAGCCCCCGGCCTCATCTGCGACCAACTCATCAGCGAGGTGAGCACCGGCGACCAGGAGGCGATCAACGACAACCGCTACATCTTTGTGCGCACCTACGTGGGCAACGCCGGCAACTACTTCAACGACAGCCACACCTTGGACGTGGCCACCAGCGACTACGCCTACATTGAGAACATGCGCACCATGGACAAGGCGTGCCGTGGCGTGCGTGCCAACCTGCTGCCGCAGCTTAACAGCCCGCTGAAGGTGGATACCGAGACGGGGCAGCTGGATCCGGCCACGGTGGCGTTCCTTGAGACCACCGCCGGCAAGGCGCTGGAGGATATGGAGAAGGCGGACGAACTGAGCGGCTACCGCGCCGAAATCGACCCCGAACAGAATGTGCTGGCCACCTCGGAGGTGGAGGTCATCGTCAAGAACGTGCCGATGGGCGTGATGCGCAAGGTACACGTGAAGATTGGATTCACCACCTCGTTGAGTTAAAAGTTGAGAGTTAAAAGTTAAAAGTGGAGGCGCACAGCCGTGCGCCTCAAAACCAAAAACCAATAGTTATGAACGGAATACCATTGATTAACGGAATTGAGTACAGCTGGGGCGACATCGTGTGCCTCATCAACGGAAGCATGGTGACAGGCATCACCGGCATTGAATACAGCGACGAACAGGAAGTGACCGAGAACTACGGTGCAGGGCGCTATCCCGTAAGCCGCAGCAAGGGGCGCATCACCTGCACCGGCAAGGTGACACTCTATGCTTCAGAGGTGAACGCCCTGACGAAGCTGACCTCCAACGGACGGCTTCAGGATCTGGCGGCTTTCGACATCATTGTCTCCTACGTGCCCGACGAGGGCGGCGTGGTGGTGACGGACAAACTGCGCAACTGCCAGTTCAAGAAGAACTCCCGCTCGTGGAGCGAGGGCGACACCAACGAGGCGGTGGACCTCGACCTTGCCATCAGCCACATTGAATGGGGAAAGTAACCAACCATAAAACGATACAGCTATGATTAAAGAAGTTGAAATCATTGTAAAGGACGGGGATAGCGAATATTCCTGCAAAGTGAAACGCCCGGACATCGCCACGCTGAGCCGTGTGAACAAGCTGAGCAAGACCGACGAGGTGCTGGCGGCACAGGAGCTGCTGAAAGGCTGCTGGGTAAGCGGCGACGCTGAGATTCAGACCGACGCCTACCTGATGATGGCCGCCGTGGCGGAACTCGGTACGCTGAGCAACGGCGTGAAGGCGGAACTAAAAAACTGATTGAGGCATTCACCATCGGTTCCGACAGCGACCCGCAGTCGGAACTGATGCGGATGAATGCCCTCATCCGCGCCAATCTCGGACTTGATACGGCGGAACTGTCAACGGAAGAATTTGCGGAAGCCTACTGTCAGGCCATCTGGTTAGAGGAGTTCCGGCTACGGAACCACGCTGAACTGCTGGCTGCTATGTTCGGGAAAGGAAAGAAGGGAGACAGTTAGTGCATCATTCCGGGCCACCAAAAACCTCCTTTGTCTCCTCCAAAAAACTTGCGGCAAAAGTCATCTATCTTTTTGCTGAATGGAGAAAGAAAAATCCATACCAAGAGAACAGAAATCCATACTGCTCCAACAATTACCAAAGCCCAACCTATAATAAAAGCAAGAATATCAATAAGAACATCCATTGTTGATAGATTTAACGTTGCAAAAATAAAAAAAATCCGACACAATGAACAATGTCATCAACTTTATAGTAAATATTAAGGGTGATTAGGGTTGAATTTTCACACCTGGTTGCACTAAAAATGTCACCGCATCCAGCCTTCCATACGATAGATTTTCTCCATCAACTTGTTGGGTTCCCCTCCTGTCGGCTTGTGCCACGCCTCAACACGTACAGCATAGTAGTCCTCCCAATCGCCCTCGTAGATGGTAAACTCTGTTGGAGGAACCACCTGCCCGAACTCGTTATGGCCGGACACACGCACAGTCGTTTTGGGTTTCAACCGCGATGCGGAGAGTTCGGTGTCTTTCGTCGCTTCGAAGCAGCGCATATATACTTCGCCATCGCGGAGGGCGGGCCAATAAAAAGCGTAATGATATATTCCACCTTGTCCGCCATTCCAAATCTGAAGCCACGAGTTGGAATCGGTACTGTCGATGTCAACGGGTGTGAATATGAATCCATCGGCGGCATTCCATCTGCAATTGGTATCTGTAATCGGAATATTCACCTCCATCCATTCCGGAATGGGATGCTTTTTGCCAAAATAATCAGGCATTGAGCCGGCAAACATACTGACAAGCAGAAAAGGAAGATACACAAAGGAAGCCAGGGAAACCACACCAGAGAAAAACGCTCCCGCTACCCGCCACCATCGTTTTTCAATCAAAAGTATCACAAAAACCAGCATCTGCAAGAGAAGTGTAATGGCTGCGAGTCCACAAATGATGAGCATGAAAGTGATATTCCAATCCGAAGCAAAGAGAGAGGAAATGCTGAGAAGTACGGTCACCAAAGGGAACAGCCACCAAAAACGAACAATCCAATTTTTGAAGGACGATTTTGACATTAGTGTGTAAATTGCTTGTTGTGTTTGATTATGTCCAAAATTTAAAGTTCACTTCATAACGACTTTATATTGAATTTATTGCATTGATTGCTTCTGGATTCCGTTCCCTCCTGATGGCAGGTTTGCCACGGAAAGTACGACAAATTCCTCACTATTAACTCTTAACTTTTCACTTTTAACTAATCAAGGGATTGAATATCCCTTCGCCGCCGCGGGCATCCCTGCAAACAAAAAGGCATTGCTCCGCAATGCTGCTTTTTTGTATGCCTCCGTTCGCTCGTCCGCAAGCGAGGGATTATAGATCCCTCCGCTGCCGCGGGCATCCTTGCAAGCGAAAAGGCATTGCTCCGCAATGCTGCTTTATTGCTCGCCGTCATCCTTTTGAACGCAAGCGTTCAACGAGGGATTATAGATCCCTTTCGCTGCCGCGGGCATCCCTGCAAGCGAAAAGGCATTGCTCCGCAATGCTGCTTTTTTGTTCGTCTCCATCCTTATGAACGCAAGCGTTCAACGGATTCCGTCTCACAATAAAGGCGGCGCTTTA